GGAGAGCCTAGATGGGGTTGCTTTAAAATCAGGGTTTCCAATTTGGATCCTTGATCTGAAGCACCTTACTGAAACTGAATCCGGGTTAAAGGTCCTAATGACACTTTTAGTGTCCTTAAGATCAATACACCTTGATCCGGTTTTAGACGTATCACCAATTGTCCAAAAGTGGGAAGGATTCTCCTCTATCTCAGAGAGAGAACACCGACACGCTTGTAAGAGATTGAGGATTCGATCTAGGGAGCTGAAATGGAAGTCTTTTCATATGTCAACAAAGAAAGGTCCACTCGGGCAAGCATTGCTTACCAGTGTATCAGAAATGACCTTATTACCTCTTGAACTAATAGCAGATATTAAGCTATTAGGAGGTGATAAGCTCACTAGATGCATTGATAATTTAATGATGCCTCGGTGGGACTCCCTTTCTGTTGCTGATATATGGAGGACCATATTTCCGCCCAAAACTTCGAATTTAAGGAAGTTGAGCTATTTTAGTGATAAGGAAGGTAAGACCAGAGTTATTGCTATTCTTGATTATTGGTCACAGTCTTGTTTAAGACCTTTGCATTTTGCCCTTATGGACATCTTGCGAGGAGTTAAACAGGATTGTACCTTTGATCAGAATAAATTTAATTCTGTTCTCCCTTCTCACGGTCCATACTACAGTCTTGATCTTAGCAATGCAACAGATCGAATGCCCCTTCTTATTCAGAAGCGGGTGATCGCTGAAATCATTGGTTTAGATAAGGCTGAAGCATGGGCCCGTGTGCTTACCAAGTATGCATATACTGCCAAAGGCCTACCAATCCCCGTGTTCTACGGGGCCGGACAGCCAATGGGAGCATATTCATCATGGGGGGCAATGGCTGTAACTCATCATTACCTTGTGCACATTAGTGCTTTGAGATGCGGAAAACCGCATTTCAAGGACTATTGTTTACTAGGTGATGATATAGTTATAGCTAACGCAGATGTTGCGCAGCAATATAAGATTCTGTTATCAGAACCCGATATGCCCATTTCTGAGCAAAAGACACATGTATCTGATGATACATATGAATTTGCTAAGAGATGGATTCATAAAGGGTCCGAAATAACAGGATTTGCTTGCTGGTTTAGGATCTGTTTGGGA